CTAATGATACAAATTTAAGTGTGTATATTTGTGATCTTGGATTAATTCCTTGTCTATTTTTTAGACTATACACAAACATAGGGTGACCTGACTTAACTGAGAAGTCAAAACCTTTATCTGTTCCTGGCGTTCTAAAGAAAAACTCTATTCTTTCAAATCCTGTGATGGGTAATTCTTGTATGGCGTTTGTTGCATCTGTAAGTGTAATGTCGCCAGATAGAAAGTTAGTGTCTATACTTTCGTAAATGTTAAACTCTGTAATTAGATTTCTTATATCGAGTCTTTTAGGTGTACCTGCGCCATCATACGATCTGTAAGATAATAATATTACACTACCTAGCTCAAACGCTCCAGGTCTATCATTTTTTAACATACTCTAATTCCTTATTAAATTATTAAATTCGTCTATAAATGTTTGTAAATAATTTGGATTTAATAATTTGATTTGTCTTTTCTCATCTTGTAATCTTTGTTCGTATTCTCTATTCGATACTGATTGTGCGCCAGGTTCTGTACTGTTCACTTCTATTTTGTGTGAGTAGTCATCTGGTCCACTTCCAGTTTGTGGTCCACTTGATTGTGTGATTTCATAATGATGTACAGCATCTGGATTAGTATATTTGTCTGTGATAAATGTTTCAAAGTCCTGAAAAGACAAAGGCCACCCATAATATCTATCTGTGATATTGTTTGTCAATAGAATCACCCAATGATATTGACTTGAACCAAAATGTTTATATGATGTATCTTCTGGTTTCTCTCCACTAGGTACATCATAGGTATCATATAACATTGATTCATTTAAAATCTTCTCTCTTACTTTTATACGTGTCATTAAATCAGTAACGAGTTTTTGATTACCGTCACCTTTAATGTCGTAAAAACCTTTATCAAATTTAGAAAAATACATTTATTAATATCCTTCTGCGATTGTTTCTTTTGTCATTATTTCCATCTCTGTAAATGACATATCAACTTTTGTTAATACAGGTGGCGCACCTTTGTCATCACCTTTAAATGTTGTAAACACACCTTCTGGTGAGTAATCAATTGAGAAATCTGTTAATGCACATCTACTAATTTTAGGTATGTACATATTTGCACCATCTCTGTACATATATGTTATTTGAAATTGTGATGGTGCAGATAGATAACCTTCACTGAACTTTTCTGGCATCATATGAAACTTGAACATACTTAATATTTTTTGTACATCTTCTTTTTCTTTTTCATTTTTTGGAGCAAATTCATAAGGAAAATTAAATGATCTAAATGGTACACTTTTAAATACCATCTCTGCATTTGGGTTAACTGATCTACCTAAACTTTTATCTATCGCAGCACCAAATCCAGGTAACGCAATTTCTATTGCAGCCTTTGTTACATTTTCAAAAAATGTTTTACCTATATCACCGCCAACACTTAATATATTTTTCATATCTAATAAGTTTGCCGCAAGACCAGCAATACCTGTATCTATATTTTCATATGTGACTTTGTAATCAAATTTGTTACCAGATGTGGGTGTATATAAAATTATACTGTCTGATAATCTACTATGTGTTTGAATTACAGAATTAATTCCACTTTGTTGATTTCTAACTATTTGATCAGATGACTGAAATCCTTGAGCTTTTAATTTATTAATTCTTTTACTTTGATCCAATTTTCTTTCACCTACTGTACCTAATGATTTAGGATAAGCTTTACCACCTTCTTTTCCATAGTGTGTTTTATTATTTTCTATAATGTCGAAAATAATATAATGTCCATCACCAAGATTACTTGTTTCTTGTGGATAATATACACTACCATATGAAAAACTATTATTCACTGGTTCCATATGTGAAACAGGACTTTTTGATAAGTCTAGTGGTGATTTGTTCGCCAGTTTAGCCGCAAGTTTTTTAGGTTGACCAAATCCACTAATTGAATTATTGAAACCACTAATAAGATTACTTGCAACTCTTTGTTTGATTATGTTTGAAACTTTGTTTGTAAAACTCATCTAAATATCCTTGTAATGATAATATTTATAACACAATGAAGAAGTCATATAAAGGTTTATATCGCCCTTCTAACCCTAAAAAATATGTTGGCGACCCGTCTAAAATAGTCTATCGTTCACTGTTAGAGCGTAAGTTTATGTTACACTGCGACCGCAGTCCTGATATTGTAAATTGGGCAAGTGAAGAATTATCCATACGATATTTCAATCCGATTGATAAAAAATATCATTCATACTATCCTGACTTCATTGTAAAGACAATCAAAGGTAAAAAGTTTCTTATTGAAATCAAACCATCTCGTCAATGTAAACCACCAAAGACACCTAAAAAGAAAACAAGAGCATTTATGCGTGAGAGTTTTGAGTATATTAAAAATCAAGCGAAGTGGTCAGCCGCAAAGTCTTATTGTGAAGACAATAACGCAGAGTTTAAATTGATTACAGAAAAAGATTTAGGTCCTTATTAAGCACTAGCGTTACTATACATCTGATCTAATATTTTCAAATCATAATCACGTGTACCATTTAATCCACCAGTTGTAGTAGAATTATTTTGCATAGTTGATTTAACAGAGTTATCTATAATTGTAGCATTATTTGTATTAGATGTATCAACAGGAGGTGTTAACATTTCTGGTTTTTTATTTACACTAAATGGTAATTTTGATTCACTTACAATTTTACTTCCAGGTGCAGTAATAATTTGAGTTTCTGGTACACTATATGCCTCATCACTTTTCATAGCAGATACAGCTTCTTGTTTTTCTTTTTCTTCTTTTGGTAATTCTTTTTCTATTTTTTGTATATCTACACCAGGTATCTTATTAACTAAATCAATTACACTATTGATAGCATCTATAAAAAAGTTTTTAATCTTTGTAAATATATTACTAAAGAAATCACTAATTTTTTGTGGTATTTCCATAATAGCATCAGCAAAATTACTTAACTTTTCTTTTACAGTATCAATGTTTTCTTTTAAAAAATCAAATCCTTTTTTCAAAGCAATAATCGCAATTACTACCGCACCAGCAATAAGTAAATATGGTACCATCGCCGCAAGAGCGCCTAATAAACCAACTGTAAATCCTTTCAAAAGTTTAGGTAATAATTTCAATGGTTTTAATAAACCTCCAAATATTCTACCCAAATCTTTTACAGCATTAATTGGTGCCATCAAACCTTCCATAAATGTATTTCCGATATCTCTCAATCCATCTGGTACATATTCTTCGACAAAATTACCAGCACGTTCTCTAATTGTCATTCGTGCTGCTTCACTATCTTGTTCTTCTTTTTTATTAAGACTATCTAATAACTTGGTTCTTTCTTTTTCTTTTTCTATAATTGTGTTTTGTGATTTAATAATAGCATCTCGTCTGGCTTTTGTGTTACCAGTTTCTTCTTGTACTAATTTTTGATTAGTAGCAATCTTATCTTTTTCTGTTTTAATTAAATCTTCTGCTGCTTTTAATTGTCTTTCTCTTGTTTCTATTTGTGTTTTAGATAAAATTATCACTTCACCCATATTATTAATTTCAGCTTTTACATTATTTTCTCTTAATTCTCTTATAGTTTTTTCTGATTTAGTAATTCTTACTTCTCTTTGTTTTACAAAGTTAGCAAGTTCTGCACTATAATCTTTTATATCACTGCCAAAATTATCTAATAGTTTATCTAATTTTTCTAAACCTTGAGAAAATCTATTTACTGGTCCTGCTCTTAAATCATCTGTTATTTCTTGTACCATTTGAGGTATACTTGGTACAACTGATTTAGCAGCGGCAGTAATAGATATACTTGCAGTATTAAATATTGTATTTGCAATATCTTTTACTGCTTCATTAATTTGACCTTTTACTTCTGTATCTTCTATATCTACTACTGGTAGTGCCATATTATTTTTGTGTATCTATTTTACTTGGTTTTCCATTAACATATAATCCAAACCACGCTGCGCCAGCACCAACAACAACTGATACAAAACCAGCTTGTGCGTTATTTGGTTCTGGTAAAGCCATAAACCATTGCATTGTCATATAAAATGCGTATCCATACAACAACATAAAAACTCTTGGTATCAATCTCCAGTTAGACATAAATTGTGGTATCTCACACTTTAAGAAATACCATATATTTTTAACTATTGATTTTCCTTGTTCTATCATTTTTGAGCCTCTCGTCTTCTCTTTTCGTTTTCTTCTTTGATATAATTAACTAACATATTGACATATATCTCCTTTTCCCACGGTATCATATTGTCAAGTTCTGTCAATGAATATTTATGATGTTGCATCAACGCAAAATTAGTTTCATAATAGGCCTCTAGGCTGTTATGGGAGAGGCTTATTGAAAAAAATCTTGTAATCCCTTAAATGTAACTTTACTCTTTACATTTGTTTTAGGATTTGTGACTTCTACCTCATGTCGTAATTGAGGCATAGTATCAAAGAATTTTCTTATATTTAAAAATGTACTTTGTGGTAATTCTTCTAAAAATGATTTAAGTTCTTCTCTTGTACTATCTTTTGCAGGAAATGTTTTTTCACCCTCAAAGATGTGGTCAATACAAGATGTGATTACATTAAACATTGTATCTACATCTGTTTTGTTCACATCAAAACCAGCCTTGGTTATTTCTAGTGATGGATAGTTCAATACTAAACCTAAATTTCTTTTTTCATCTACAACAACTTTGTTAGTGTGTTCATCATCAACTTGTACCTCTATCTTTGATAAATCAACTTCTACATCTGTTGCAGTTTGTTTATCATCTGGACAAATAACTTTGAATTTTGATATTTCACCTACTGATTTAGCTCTAATCTGAAGTAGTAAATATTCTACATCAAACATAGGTAGTTTATCTACATCTAATTGTTCAAACGTACAAGCATTTATTATTTCTTTTGTTGCTGTAATTATCTCGTTATTGTCTTTTGATTCCATAGCCATCAATAGTATTTTCTCTTCCTTTACTACAAATGGTCTAAATTGTACTTTGGTATCTTGCGATGGTAAAGTCAACTCATATCGTGGTACTTCTACACTTGGTAACGCCATTATATCTCCTTATTAATTTTTTATATATTTAGTGGAGGTATCTTAAATGGTGGAAAGACTCTTCCGCCTGTTATTCTTCCGATTGGTGCTCGTCTTCTCAACTCATTTAATACATCTCTACCAGCTCTTCTTATCTCTGGTGGTAGTTTACTAATTAATCCTCCAAATACACCGCCTGCTCTTTTTACAGTTGGTTGTTTAAAATCTGATTCTCCTAATTGGATACCACCCGCTCTATCAATAAAGTAGTTAACCCAATATCTAAAATCAAATGTTACAGTAAATGTTTGAATATCGTTTGAAGTATGTGCAAATGATACTTCACTTATTGTTTTTGGATAACATTCATATAATCTTACACCGTAAGTTATGTCATCTCTTTCTTGTCTACTTGCATAACTACCTAAAGCAAATATATCAATAGGTGCAACATAATCATCATAGAAATTCATATTATGTGTTGTATTACTAAATGCTGCCTTTTGCCATAATTCAAAAAATGTTCTTTCTCTCATAAACTTGTCAGTGTAAAATGTAGCAGTAATAGGTGCAGATGTATAATCATATACAAATTTTCTTACTGGACCATTATGTTTAATTTCTTTTGTAGTTGCTTCTCTATTTGGCATAGCAATTTCATTACAAAATGCTTGAACACGTCTTTTCGTGTTATCATACATCATTGATCTTAATTGTGTACTAGATGAGAAACCTTGTAATTCTTCCTGACCTGATGTGTCAACTGTATCAAAATCACCTAAAGGTGTTGCAGCAGATACACCATTTGGTAAACCAAACTCGACATAAAATCTTGCTTTTCTTTGAAAGCCTTCTGCCTCATTTACATAAGACTGAAATCTACCCATTGTAGTTTCAGGACTTCCACCAGCTTTCTGTCTTAATCTTGGATCAGATTCAACGTTATCTAAACTTCTATCTCTTGGTAAACCAATTCTAATATCAAATCCACCAATTCTTTTCCCGCCTCGTAATATCGCCATTAGTATGGACTTCCTTTCTTAAATTGCTGTACAGGTAACATAACTGCCAATGCTGCTTCATCAAAATCAACTCTTAAAAAACTTGATCTAACGTGACCATATAGATATTTCTTAATTGTTGTTTTCGCAATACCTATATTTTTTACGCCATCATAGGTTGCGTCAATTCTTGTATTCTTACTCATACCACCTGACGCAAATCTTTGTAATCTATCTAATAGACTTACTCTTTGTAAAGGTCTCAAATAGTGAAAGTTCATTCCCATAAACCCCCCTGGTATTGTTTGTAAAGGTAACACCAGTGGAAATCTATCATAATAAGGTAGTACTTGTTTATATTTAGGGTCATAGAAGAACATATTTAATCTTCCTCTACTTGGAATACCATTTAATTTACCACTATTCATCAGTTTTCTAGCAGTAATTCTATCACCTAAATCGGCAACAGTTTTTCTATACCAATTGGCACTCTTACGAATACCACCTTGTGCGTCTTTTAAGGGATCGAGTATGCTTATAGCCATACTAATATTTATAATAAAAAAGGCGGCCTTTCAGCCGCCCTTTCAAGTTTTATGAAGCGAGAGAGAATTACTCCTCTTCTGCTAATTTACTAAAGTAAGATAACGTATCGTCATCATCGCTAGCAGAAGTCGAAGCGACTTCATTACTTTTCACACTACTGTTGTTTTGAGTTGGGAGGTCTACTTTATCAGCAGTAGTTGTGCTTCTTACACCCGTAATAGTCCTATTCAGTTTCTCTTTGAGTTCATCATAGGTTTTAAAATTACTAGGGTCTAGGAAAGGTTTTAGAGGATGCTGTTGTTTCCAAATTGATTTGATTTTTTCATCATCTTCAGCAACTGGTGACACAGCCTCAAACTCGGACTTATCATAGTTCCAATAACCATCAACTTTTCTAATCTTCAATTTGAAGTTAGCGCCTTTCCAAAAGTCAAAAGGATTGACTGGTTTCTCATCTTCAAACGCCGGTTGCATAGCTTCTGTAATCTTATCAAATATCTTTTTACCGAATTTGAATAAGAACACCTTACCTTCGTTCTCTGGATGCTTTGGATCTGATTGTATTAATACGTTTGCGTAGTAAGATAATTTTCTTTTTCTCTTTCTAGCAATCTCTTTATCACTATCAAGTCCTGTATTCCATAATCTAGTATTTTCTTCTGACACAGGATCTTTTTGACCTAGTGTTGTTAAAGAGTTTTCAATATACCAACCACCAACATCTTGGAATGCGTGTGACCATACTCTTTGCCAAGGTAAATCTTCACCTTCTACTGCAGGTAAAAATCTAATGACAGCATAACCATTACCAGTTTTATCTAATTCTGGTTTCCAAAATCTGTCGTCTTGGTATTTTGATTTGTTTTGTTCTTTGTTCTCGGAACCGAGATTTGCCTCAATGGCTTTTGTAAGTTTGTCAAAGTTACTTGACGATTGTTTTAACGCTTCGAAATCCATATTTTATCTCCTTTGTATTTTCGTGTTCGTTGTATTTGTGTTACCTGTAT